AACCAAGACAAGGTAAATATATGAATGTAAAAATACAACTTGAAACGGGCTATCTTGACGTAAAGGATGGAACGGCTTTTCCTTTGAACTTTGGTGTTGCTGATATTCGGGACGTGTCTAAAAAATCGGGGGCGTTCTCAAAGACGATTACACTCACGGGGACGGACAACAACCACAACTTACTTAACCACTATTACGATGTAAATATACAGGCGGGAACCTTTAACATAAACACCTTAACAAGATGCTCAGTTATTCAGAATGGCATTCCTGTTTTAGAGTCTGGCTACCTTCAATTAATTTCTGTAAACAAAAGTCAGGTCACAGCCGATTATGAGAATGAGGTTGAATACGAGGTGCTGATAAAAGACGAAAGTTCTGATTTTTATACTAAGTTAGGAAATAAGGAATTAACGGACTTAGATTTTAGCGACCTTAACCACGAATACAGAGCGGTTAATGTAGTCGATACTTTTGCCAACACGCAAGGGGATGGGTACAAATACCTCCTACCCTTTAAGGATTCAAACGAATATTTTTTGCAGGAGATGAAACCTGCTATTTATGCGAAGACTTATTTTGATAGGATATTTAGTAACGCTGGGTTTAGCTATACTTGGGACACGCTTACGGCTGCGCACTTCGAGAAATTAATTATTCCTTTTAACGGTGACGGTCCGTTAGTAGATTACAATGATTATATAGTAGAAGCAAATAATAGTGTAACGGTTTCAGGTGGTGAAACTACCTATTCAGATTTACTTACGGGGTGGACAGAAACAAAAGACGACTTTGGAATATTTAACCCGACAACAGGGGTTTACGATGTACCTTTGAACTTACAAGCGTCTGAAAATATAGCCTTTGAAATTACCTATACAGCAGATGTTTTCTTTAACAATCCAACGGCGTCAAACCTTTACTTTGATGCAATAGGAATTGCAGGTGTGGAGCCTGTATTTGTTTTGTTATTAAACGGCAATTTATACTCATTTGGGTTTTCAAATAATAACATTTTAATTTACCCTACGGATGTAATTGCTTCAGGTTCCAATAACATGGGGACGCTCACGGGCACGGCAACTATATTACTCGGGAATGCAATAGCTACCGACTTAATTACTTTAGAAGGCGGGTTAGCATTTGGCACAAATTACGGGGCTTGGGTTACGGTAGGTGGGACTCCCACGGCAATTACTACTTCTATTGATTTTACTGCGCTTTCTATTAAAGTCATTCCTTCGTCAAACATTGTAGGTTACGGGGCTGAAATCAATATGAATAACGCCGTACCTAACAAGGTCAAACAAGCGGATTTTATCAAGTCAATTTTTACGATGTACAATTTGTATGTCGAGCAAGACACCGAAGTAGCAAACAACCTCATATTAATGCACCGTGACGACTATTACGATAGTGGTGCGGAGTTGGATTGGACGTATAAACTTGCAAAGGACAAAGAACAATCTTTGAACTTCCTTCCTGAGTTGAGCGCAAAGAAATTGATTCTCACTTATAAGAATGATTCTGATGACCCGAACAAAATATATTACGAAGCTACCAAAGAAATATACGGGCAACTTGAATACATCTTCGACAATGAATATGTAAAGGGAATAGACACAAAAGAAATTCTATTTTCACCAACGCCCGTAACTAAAAGCACGTTCAATGCGTACCTTCCGATGCTTTCAGGTGCGCCAAAAGTAAACATTCGTATCTTACACGATGGAGGTGAGGGCATTTGTGATTCTTATAATATTTATAACTATGGAAACACGGGAGAGATTGGCGTAACTACATACCCAATTTTGCACCATTGGGACAATCCAATAACACCGACCTTTGACATTCTATTTGCACAGCCTGACTATATGTTTTATGAAGGGTATTCGATTACGAATAACAACCTTTACAACCTATATTGGAGACGTACTGTAAATCAGATTAACGTAGGTAAAATGCTCACGGCTTACTTCAATCTAAAGGAGGACGATATTCATGGATTAAAGCTAAATTCTAAAATACGAATTGACAATAGTTGGTGGACCATTAATAAAGTAATTGACTATGACTGCAACGCTAACAACTTGACGAAAGTAGAGTTAATGAGTGCGGACACGGAAATAGATTTAGCACCATTCAAGAAACAAATTGTAATACCGACTACGACAGGAGATACGGCAAGTCATACGGGTAGTATACATTGGGACAATAGTTTTGTAGGTAACGTTGTGGCGGGTACTTCGGTGGCGAATGTGTACGGACGTGGTAACGTAATACAGCCAAACGTAAACGGAATAGTTGTAGGCAACAATAGGATGCTTGACCAAACGGGAATAAGTACCGAAAGGATAACGGCAGACGTTGCGAATTTTACTACATTGAATGTTTTAGGTGGGACTAAGTACCCTGTGTCATTTACGACCTCTGATTACTATTTAACTGATAACGATTATTTTCTTTTATGTACGGATTTAAATTTAAACGTCTATTTGCCGTTAAGCACACCCGAAAATATAGGGCGAGTTTATGTTATTAGCGTAGGCGACCCAATTACAGTAACGGTTAGTGTTAATGGAGGTGGTGATATTAATGCAAGTCCAACGGTTACTTTAAATCAATTTGACGTGTTACGAGTGATTTATATAGGCGGTACTATTTGGTGGGAAATTTAACCAATTAAAACACGAATTACTTATAAGGATATGCAAGGCTCATTCAAGATAAAATACAAGACCCGTTATAAGCTCCAAAAAGCTATTCAACAAACCATTAATCAAATAGATTTTAATGAGTCAGGTGAGGGGACGGGGACTATGCACGATTCAATAAGAATATCGGCAGCGACTGGGGACCTTAATCAATTGTATGTTACGATAAATGCCATTTACTATTATATGTTTTTGGACAAGGGTGCTAAACTTACAAACGGTGGTGAAATCAGACCTTACTTCATAACGCAAAAAGCTATTGAATCTTCATTAGGTCAGCAATTTTTATCAGATGCCGTAGGTGAGTACTTGGTTTGGATGCAGGAAAACTACCCTATTCTTGACGTGGCAACGATTAACGTAACGCCTGACAATATCAAACTAAACATTCAATACAATTTGTTTGGTTCGGATGGTAAGAAAAATTGGGACGGGCTTTACGACTATTCAGAGAAGTGGTATAATTGGTAACTACGCTTTGTTGAGTTGTAGTTCTTCGACCATTGACAGCATATTAAACACGAACACCAACGGAAGGTCTGTAACCTCGTCAATTTTAGTAAGGTCTTGATTTGATAAGTCGTAAAGTAATTTTTCCCACGACCATTTGTTAAATACTTTTTCTTCGGCTTCGGCTTTGATGTCTTCGGGGTCAAGTTCGACTTCTTCGTCTTCGTTAATGACTGGGTTGAATAGGTTTTCGTAACGTTGCTTAAAGTCATTTGAATAAAGAGCGTAATTATTTACAGCCCCAAATACTTCGTTTATACTGACTTCGTTAAATACGTCGGTACGTTCTTCTAACTTGTAAGTGTAAGGCTCAAAAACAAGGTTGCCCCATTCGTCACGTTTCCACCTCTTGTATAATATACTAAGCAAAAGCGTAAAGTTTTTAACGTTCTGATTAATATAGTGTTCTAAGTCTATAAACTCCCCCAACGTGAGCGCATCCAACGGCTTTAACATAAAACCTTTCACGGCTTGTTTAGGCTTATTAGACGGCTCACGTTTTATGAAAGACACTTTGCTAGCTATGTCAATCAATTGTTCGGGAGTTAGCTCTTCCAACTCTTCGGGGTCTGTATCGGAGAGTATGGAAACCGCTTCCAACGTGTGCAAAAACACGCTGTTAAATTCGTTCGGGTTAATCGAATTAAGTTCAACCCATTGGCTAACCGTTACCTCGTTCCAGCTCTTCGGTAGTTTCATCTACTTTCTTTTCGGTTATCTTGGTTATCTTTTGTAAGATATCGAGAATGTACGGGAATGCAATTTCTGCTGTTTGTTTCTTGAATAGATTAACCTTCAATTTCAGGTGCGCAGGTGCGTAGTGTTCGGTACGGGTTAAGTCCGTTCGTTTGAATAGTATTGAAAGCGTTTGAGCCGTAAAGTTTTCGTCTTGACTTCTGTAAATCTTTTCAATCATTCCTAAATCTTTAACACCGATATTCTCGTTGGCTTCGTAGGTGTACTTATCAATGACAATTTGCGTCACCTTTTCGGTGCTTGGTATGTCGGACTTGTTGAACTCTTTAATGTAATTAGCGAATTCGTCAAGTTCCATTGAATCGAACGCCTTTTCTTCAACACCTAAGTAGATAAATTTTTCAATCCACTTTTCAATGGTGTCAAGTTCGGTGTTGTTTTCGATTTTGTTGAGGTGGTCAAATTGCTCAACAGTTAGCTCGTTTAGTTGGTTGGGTATTTCAGTCCCGAAAATTTGTATCATTGCTTAGATTTTAACCAAAGGTAAAAAATAATGTTGAAAAATTAACCAAAAATTTTAAGCGTTACTTATGTAGGTAATGGATGGACTACCGACTTACAAAATCACAATAGACGAAGCATACAACGACGGGACGGAACCGCTTGGAGTTGATGCCATAGCTTTCACCGCAAACCCTGCCGTATTAGTTAAGGGTGTAGCGTTTAAGTCCCAAGCTAAAAGTCACTTTGCAGACGAGAAAAAGTACCGCATCACAGCGCCTGCAATGATTCCTATGGATATCTACCGCAGAGATGACGAAATGGGCGAGTATTACGTTCAATTTTCTGAAGTCGAAATAGACACAATCTTCAAAGACTTCATGTTGAACTTGAATAATAGAAACCTTTTCAACTTAGAACACGAAGGCGACCAAATCGTACCTGCTTACATTCTTGAAGCGTGGCTTGTAGACAACCCTGAAGCGGACAAGGCAAAGAGTACTTTTGGTATTTCAGTGCCTAAAGGTACTTTGATGGTCACGGCTCAAATCACGGACTCGGACTATTATAATAAGTTAGTCGAAGCGGGTCAAGTAGGCTTTTCCATTGAAGGCTTTTTAGGTCTTAAACTTAGCAACCAAATAAAAACAAGTAATATGTTACCAGACGGAAAACACACGCTCGAGGACGGAACAATCATCGTTATAAAAGACGGTGTAGTTGTTGAAGTTCAAGAGCCACAAGCCGAAGAGGTAGCGATGGAAGTGGAAGCATCTACGGAGGTAGAAATGGAAGCATCAAACGAAGAGGTAGTTGTCGAAGAAGAGACAATTGTCGAAGAAGTTGAAGCGGCTATTGACCCTGCGGCAGACGCTGAGGCTATTCTTGCGATTGTTAACCCTGTTCTTGAGCAGCGAGTTAGCGAAATTTTGCAAGTAATCGCAGACCTTAAAAACGAACTAACTGAAACAGAAGAAGTCGCATCTGTTGAGGAGATTGAAATGAGCGCAGCACAAAAATTCACAAACGTAGTTAACTTCTTAAAAAAATAAAGATGGCTAAAAAGTACAAATTCGATTTGACAGTAGACGCAAGTGCGTTACTTCAAGCAAACCCAAGTGAATATTATTCGCTTCTTTACGGAATGGAAAACGCAGTAACTAATTACCGTGTTTTACCGGGAATTAAAAACAAAACTAAAATCGCTACGGTTGTTTTCGCAAACGTACTTGCTGAGGCAGGATGTGATTTTAACGCTCAAGACGGTACTGTTTCTGCAGTTGAAGTAGATGTTTGTGCATTGACTTCACAAGCGTCTGTTTGTCAGTACGACCTTGAAC